ACGTGCACCGCACACGTACACGCCTATCTGGTGTTGGACCAGTGGCGCAAGGACAGGGGGATCTATGAGTGACGCACAGGACACGGCCAGCCGGATCAGGCTCGCCCTGTACGACATCACCGAACACTTCGTCGGCTCACTGCCGCTCGGAGTCAAGGCCGTGAACTCGGGCGGCATGCCAGGGGCCGCGTCGAAAGAAGCGCCGCTGCCCGTGCCCGCACGTGTCCTCGACCAGCGCATCGAAGCCCATAGGGACCTGCACTTCTGGGCCGGGTTCATCATGGGCACCGTCAAGGACGTCAACGGGCGCCACGTCAAGGTTTACGTCGACGCCCTCGACCCCATCGCCCTCGCCCGCTTCCTGATCGTCTGGGCGGACCAGCTCGCCAAGCTGGAACCGGACGACGCAACGAACTGCGCCGACGACATGGGCCGGCACGCGGCGAACCTCAAGGGCCTCGCCGTCGGCGACAAACCTGAAGGCGTGGTCATCGGGCGCTGCCCCGTCGTGGTTGATGTCGACCCGTGCGGTGCGACCGTCCGCGCCATCCCCGGCGAACTCGTCACCTGCCCCAGGTGCGGCACGTCCGGGGATCTCGGGTGGTGGCAGTCCGTCATCCTCGCCAGTGCCGCACCGCCCCTGGTCACGGCGGGCGACCTCATCAGCATCGTCGCCCTCGAAACCCAGACCGTGCTCACCCACGAGCAGATCCGCCAATGGGCCACCCGCGGCAAGATCGAAAGGGCCGGCAACGACGTGAAGGGCCGCACCCTGTACGACCACCAGCGCGTCGTCGAGTTCGTCACCAGCGGCAGATGGTCCGAGGAAGGTGTGGCATGAGCAACGACCTTTACGACATGCAGGCCGAAGTGGCGCAGGTCAACTTCGACAAGGGCTGGCGCGGAGACGGCGCACCCGACGTCTCCTTCGGTGAGTCAATCGCCCTGCTGCACAGCGAGGTGTCCGAGGCGCTGGAGGCATACCGCGATCACGGGCTCGCCGACGCCACTGGGGACAGCGGAAAGTTCGTGCGATTCGGTGGAGACACCTTGTCCACTTCGCCAGTTCACTTCGTGCCCCCTAAGCCCGAGGGTGTTGGGTCGGAACTGGCCGACGTCCTGATCCGACTGCTGGACACGGCAGACCGGTTCGGCATCGACCTGACCGCCGAGTACAAGCGCAAAGTCGCCTACAACGCCACCCGCCCATATCGGCACGGGGGCAAGCGACTGTGAGCGCATCGTGAGGCGTCCTGCTCGGTGAGGTTGCGTAACGCGCCGATTTGCCTTATCGCATGTCGGTGTGTTACCGTCACACCTGTGGGGACTTTAGCGTCCCCTTTCAGGCCCCATCGGATCAGTTCGGTGGGGCCTTTCCTGTACCCTCTGCCCGCCACGGCACCAAGCACACAGACCCGCCACGAGCGGCTGACGTGGTCCAGGCTGCCAGAGGATCAACACGCGGTCCCCCCAGGGTTGAACCGCGGGCCACAGGGCGCCCCCGCCGCAATCGGGGGCGCCCTCGTGCGCCACACACCTATTGCGGAGGTGCAACATGGGCGCACTCGCCCAAACACGGCCCGACAAATCCGGCCGGTCCTACAGCTGCAAAGTCGACCAAATCCTCGCCGGCGCGGACGACGACGACCGCAACGCCGTCACCGAAATCATGGCCGACGGCAACCACAGCACCCGATCCATCGCGCTCTGGCTCGGCATCAGCGAAGGCACGGCGTCGAAGCACAGGTTCGGCGCGTGCGCGTGTGTTCGTCGTGGGTGACATCGCCCAGCGTCTCGCGGCATTCTCCCCTGAGAAGCCCGTCACCTCACGCGGGCGCAAAGAGATCGAGTACGACGACCAAGGCGGCTTCCTGCAGACACCTGCAGCGCCCGCAGGGACCGTCAGTTCAGACCACGCAGCGATCCTCGCCAAGTTCGACCTTGACCCGACACGCTGGGTCATCACCGGCCTTCGCCGTTCCCAATGGGAGCAGAAGCCCGGCGTTGAACTTGAGTCGATCCGCTGCACGTTCGCGCCCCGCAACCCCGACGTTGCCACGCTCGACTCCGAGGCGTTCGCCCGGTACATCCGCGGCCAGCGCCGCAAAGCCAAGCCTGCCCCGTCGGACCAGCCAGCCGCCGCCCTGTGCGTCGTCCTGGCAGACCCTCAGGTAGGCAAGACTGGGTCAGGTGGCGGCACCGACGAACTCATCGCCCGCATGGACCGCACGTACGACAAGCTCACCGACCACATCGCCAAACTCAAGCGCGCCGGCGTGCCGCTCGAGTCCGCAGTCTGGTTAGACGCTGGCGACATCGTTGAGAACTTCGAGAACGTGCCCTCGCAGGCGCAGACGAACGACCGTGACATCACCGCGCAACTCGAGGTCGCCCGCGAAATCGAACACCACGGCATCGACCTCCTGGCGCGTAACTTCGCCCGGGTCGACGCCGCGACGTGTGGTTCCAACCACGCGCAGGTGCGACGCAACGGGAAGCGAGCAGGGAAGCCGTCGGACGACTTCGGCATCCACATCATGCGGTCCATTGAGTGGGCGTACGGCTTCAACGCTGACGCCTACTCGCATGTGTCGTTTCGCTACCCCACCGAGTGGTCGGAGACGACCGCGCTTGACGTGTGCGGGCAGCGCATCGGCCTCGCCCACGGCTACCAGGCAGGTTCGCCCGACAAGGTGATCCAGTGGTGGAAGGGCCAGTCGTACGGCCGGCAGCCCGTCGCGGAAGCTGACGTGTTAGTCACTGGCCATTGGCACCACATCCGTGAGCAGCAGACCGGGGACGGTCGCATGTGGCTGCAGGCTCCGAACATGGACCCTGGTTCGGACTGGTGGGCGAACATCGCTGGCGACAACTCACCGCCCGGGATGTTGACGTTCGTCGTCACGCCCGACGGTGTCGACTGGCGCCGCGTTCTCTAGACCTGCCGGGCTTCAGCGAAACCACCGCGTGAGCGAGTAGGCGCTGCTGTCCCGGCATCAACTTGCCGTTACCTCTGCCACGTGTAAGGCCTGAACTGCGGCTGCGTGGCACGCAACCAGCCTGAGTGCGCGCTCAGGGCTGGCCTATCTGGCCCGGATAGGCGGTGCTCATGGGAGCGAGACCCTAAAACTCGTAGGGCACACACACCTCCTCCACCTCCTGAAAGGCGCCACCATGAACACGTACCACGTCGTAACCATTGAGGGCGGCGAGACCCGAGTCCAGGGCACTGACCTTTCTGTCGACCTCGACTTCTTCACCGTCTACGACGGCGATGACGACGTCTTCATGTGCCCCACACGCAACCTCGCCTACGTCAAGCGCCTCGAGGGTGTCAAGATCACAAACACTCCCGCGCTCGCGGCCGAGGAAACCGCCGCTGATGCTGCTCACCAGCGACGTTTACTGTCACAGACCTTCAACATTAACAAGTAGCGGCACCCTCCACAGAAGCGGGGTACGGCAATGGCAAGCACGGATGACATGGTCCAAGCCGACTACCGCGCCCACATCGCGCGCACCGCAGGCGACTGGGACAACGCCGAATACTGGACCCACATGGCCGAACGCATCAGCGACGCCCTTGAGCGCGCCGACTACGAAGACGGGGTGCGGCCATGAGCGACGGCTACTGGTTGCGGGTCAAGCCACAACACGGCTACACCTGCACCTGCCCCGAGACTGACCAGCACGAAGAGCAGACGCTCTGGATCGAGTTCGACGAAGACGGCCATGCGCCACGAATGTGACCGGTGCGGACTCCATGTCCGCGCCGCCATCGCCGCTGTTAACGGGACACTCGAGCTGACGCTGTGCGGGCACCACGCCGCACGCAACAAGGACGCCCTCGAAGCCCAAGGGTTCACCCTCATCCCACTCGACGCCAAGGTGCCAGCATGAAGATCGCGCACACGCTCGAACTCGACCACGTCAAGGGCCAACTACGCATCGACGGACTAGCCTTCCCCTACCGCGTGGAGGAAGGCCCCGAGGTTTACGTCATCGACGGTCGCCTCGGTGTTGTGCGTGTCGGCATCTACGCCGACAACGTCAGCGTCATCACAGCAGACGGCACGCGCACCGAGCACTCAGCGCCCGACTACATCGAGCAGGCATGGGCCGCACAACGCGGCAAAGAGATCGTCCGCGACGGACTGGCCGACGTACTCACCTGGCTCGACAAGGCCCACGCATGAGCACCATCTGCGCGCTCTGCCGGCGCGGCATGGTCCTCGTACGCGGCGTCTACGCCTGCACACACTGCGACCACTCAGGCGCCTGGCCGTCTACGCAGCCATAAGCCTGAGCAGCAGATCCTTCAACGCCTGTGCCTCACTGTGCGACACCTTAAAGTCAAGGCTGCTACCACCAGCCACCACCGACACCACCGTGTTCGTCAGCCCCTTCTTACTGCTGACCGACGTGATGGAGCGGACAGGGATCAACTCCTCATCCCGCTTCGACACCCCACCAGTCACCAGTGCCGACGCGCCGAACGTGGCAACCGCGCCCGTCAACTTCCCCAACGACAGGCCACCACGGCGCAACTCCACACGATCCGGGTACACGCTCACCTTCGCGTTCTTCCCGCTGACGTGTGACGTGAACTCCAACAGTGCTGCGCTCATGGCATCCCCTTCGTGGTGGCTTAGGCAGGAACCATAGCGCGGCTAGGCGCAGTCACGCATGAGTACGGAGACTGATGGCCGGACCCAACGCAGGGCGCAGCGGCAGACGCTGGCGCACCCTGTCAGCCCAACTCAAAGCCCAACGCCTCCCCTGCTGGCTATGCGGCCAACCCATCAACTACGACAACGACAGCGACCCGCACGCCTTCACCGTCGACCACGTCAAGCCACGCTCCACACACCCCGAGCTGGCCGAAGACCCCACCAACCTGCGACCCGCCGGTGCCCGCTGCAACAAAAGCAGAGGCGCGAGAGACCCAAAACCAGGGCTCGGCACCACCTCACGCGACTGGTGAGGGGTAGGGGCGTCGCGATCACGAGACGACAGACCCCCGGTCTACTTCGCCGGTAGTCGACCCTCCCCCTCCGAGTGGGGGTACCCATCGCGCGAGGAGGGGCCGTGGCTCGCATACCTGACGTCCCCTGCGCCCTGTGCGGGAAGCTCCTCTACACCGGTTCCACGTCGCTTCCTGCGGGTGAGCGGATGTGCCGACCCTGCAGGACCGTGACGCTTGCGCAGCGGCAGTGCTCAGTCGAGGGCTGCGAACGCCAACTGTCCGCGAAGGGCTACTGCCAGACCCACTACTTCAAGTTCTCTACCAACCCTCGCAAGTGCGGTGAGCCTGGTTGTAGCCGGCGTCATGTCGCCAAGGGATTCTGCGCTGGGCACTATCGCCGTGAGCAGCGTCGTGCTGGCAATGCGTCCTATCAGGGTGGCGGCGAGAACAACGCGCGAGGGCGCGCCCGTCGGCACGGGGTTGCCTATGAGCCCATCCGCAGAGTCGAAGTCTTCAACCGCGACGGCTGGGTCTGTGGGATCTGCGCGGAGCCCGTGGATCCTGAGTTGTCATGGCCGAACCCGCTGTCCGCGAGCCTCGACCACATCGTTCCGATGGTGCACGGCGGGCCGCACCTACTGTCGAACGTCCAGTGTTCACATCTGGCCTGTAACGTCAAGAAGAAGGACAGTCTTCCGGGGGTGGCGGCATGAGCGACGAACTGACCGCCTCGGTACGTGCGTCGGTGGATGCGATGTCGTGGCTTAAGCCGTCCGATCAGGCGGCCGTGGACCTGGCCCTGACGTACGCGCGCCGGATTGACGAGGCGTTGGCGTTGGCGGATGGGCAGGAGGTCACGAAGGCCTTGTACCTCGGGCCGCACCTGTTGAACACGTTGCGTGCCCTTGGTGGTGCGCCGGCTGAGCGTAAGGCGCTTGGCTCTGAGGAGGCTGTGGGTGGCAAGCTCGCGCAGCTCCGGAAGATCAATGGCGGCAAGTCAGCCTAAGCGGTTGGGTTGTGAGCAGCCTCGGGTGTTCACGCCGCCGCTGCGGAAGCTCACACCGAAGACGACCCTCGGGTTCGCGCTGATCGAGTTCGCTGAGCATGTCCTCGAGACGGAACTCTTACCGTGGCAGAAGTGGTTGGCGATCCACGCGCTTGAGTTGATGCCCGATGGAACGTTCCGGTTCCGCACGGTCGTCCTGCTGGTCGCACGCCAGAACGGCAAGTCGACGTTCATGCAGATCCTGGCGCTGTTCTTCATGTATGTCCGGGGCGTGTCGTTGGTTATTGGGACGGCGCAGAACCTCGACATCGCTGAGGAAGTGTGGCAGGGCGCGGTTGACATCGCTGAGGACATCCCCGAACTCGCGTCGGAGATCGAGCGGGTTAACAAGACGAACGGCAAGAAGTCACTTGAGTTGCGGCAGGGTGAGCGGTACAAGGTCCAGGCGGCGAACCGTCGCGGTGGTCGTGGGCTGTCCGGCGACCTGGTCCTGATGGACGAGCTGCGCGAGCACCAGTCGTGGGATGCGTGGGGCGCGGTCACGAAGACGACGCTCGCGCGGGCGTACGCGCAGATTTGGGCGGCGTCGAACGCGGGCGACGCTTCGAGCATCGTGCTGCGGTTCCTCCGCAAGATGGCGCACCTGGCGATCGGCGACCCGGACGGGTTGCGCGATGTTGGCGACGCGGCACCTGAGGATGATGACGTCGCGGACGGCCTCGATGAGGGCGATTCGTTGGGGATATTCGAGTGGTCGGCGCCTGCCGGTTGCGACCTTGACGACCGCGACGGGTGGGCTCAGGCGAACCCGTCGATGGGCTACACGATCACGGAGCGCGCGATCGCGTCAGCGCGGCGCACGGACCCCGAGTGGGTGTTCCGTACCGAGGTGCTGTGCCAGTGGTCGGACGGTTCCCTGGAGGGGCCGTTCCCCCCTGGCGCTTGGGAGGCCGGGACTGACGCGGCGTCGCAGATCGTGGGCGATGTCAAGGCCGGTGTCGACGTGTCGTTCGACCGGTCAATCGCGCACATCACGTTTGCGGGTCGAACCGCTCAGGACGTGCCCCACGTTGAGGTTGTCGCGTCGCGCGCCGGCACTGACTGGGTGCTGCCTTGGCTGCAGGAGCGGGCCGACATCATCGAGGGCATCGCGGGCCAGGGCAAGGGTGCCCCCGTGTCGGGGCTGCTCGAGGAGCTGAAGGAAGCCGGCCTGCCGGTTGTTGAGTGGCAAGGGTCGGACCTGACGAACGGGTCGGGCGCCTTCTATGACTTGGTGCGCGCCAACGGGTTGAAGCACCTGCCGCAGCCGGTCCTTGACGTCGCTGCGGCTACTGCTGTGACGAAGCCGTCCGGTGACGGGTGGTTGTGGGATCGGCGTAACTCGCCCACGGATGTTTCTCCACTGATCGCGGCGAACGCGGCGGTGTGGCTGCTGAACCAGAAGCCGCCGGCGCAGTTCGTGTCGGCCTATGAATCGAACCGAGTGGAGGTGATCTGATGGGCCTGTCGGATGCGCTACGCCGTCTCGTCGGGACTCGTCAGAATACTGCCAACGGTGGCGGCCTGCCGTTCCCGGTGACGTACTCAGGTGTCAACTGGACCCTGTCGGATGACGTGTTGGGGTTGTCGCCTGCTGAGGTGTGGCGTACGCAGCCGCATCTGCGGACTGTGGTGACGTTCATGGCGCGGAACATTGCGCAGCTTGGCCTGCACACGTTCCAGCGGACGGGTGAGGACGACCGCCAGCGGCTCCGCGATGGGGCTTTGGCGTTGACGTTGAAGCGCCCGAACGCGAACACGACCATGTACGAACTGCTGTACGGGCTGGTCGCTGACCTGGCGCTGTACGACGTCGCGTACTGGCATTTTGCGCAGGACGCGAACGCCCCGTCGGGCTGGTCGCTGTACCGGCTGCCCCCTGACTGGGTGACACCGCAGGGCGGCGACGCGTTCGGTTACGGGTCGTATGTCGTGCAGGTCGACGGCATCGGCGCGAACAAAGTCACCCTGCCGGCCGAGTCGGTCATCGACTTCCACGGCTGGCACCCGAACGACACCCGCCGCGGCTCCTCCCCCGTGTCTGCGCTGAAGGCGATCCTGGCTGAGCAAATGATGGCGGTGAAGCACCGTCAGCAGGTGTGGGAGCGTGGCGGTCGCGTGTCGGCTGTCATCACCCGCCCGCCGAGCCCGGACGGCCGCTCAACGTGGTCGAACGAGGCGCGTGAGGCGTTCCGCGAGGACTGGAACGCGAAGTACTCCGGGGATGGCCCGGGCGCTGGTGGCACGCCGATCCTCGAGGACGGCATGACCATCAACAAGCTCGACTTCAACGCTCATGAGCAGCAGTTCGTTGAGGCTGCGAAGTTGGCGCTGGCGACAGTGGCTGGCGTGTACCACGTCAACCCGACGATGGTCGGCGTGCTCGACAACGCGAACTACTCCAACGTGCGCGAGTTCCGCAAGATGCTGTACGGCGACACGCTTGGCCCGGTCATCGCGATGATCGAGGACCGCGTCAACACGTTCCTGGTGCCGGTCTTTGACCAGCGCGACGGCGTGTACGTCGAGTTCAACATCGCGGAGAAGCTGCAGGGCAACTTCGAGGAGCAGGCCACGGCGCTCGCGTCGTCGGTTGGCGCCCCGTACATGCTGCGCAGCGAGGCCCGCGCCCGGATGAACCTGCCCGCCATTGACGGTGCTGATGACCTGGTGGTGCCGCTGAACGTCCTTGTGGGCGGTCAGGCGTCGCCGCGGGACAGCGCGCCGCCGAAGGGTGGCCCGGTTCGGGTGAAGGCTCGAGCGTCGCAGTCGTATGAGGACAAGCACGCTGAGGTGGTCGCGAAGTTCTTCCGCCGGCAGGGCTCGGCTGTGAAGTCCCGCCTTGGCGCGAAGGCTGCTGGGGACTACTGGGACGAGGCGCGGTGGGACGGGGAACTGTCCGACGACTTGTACCGCCTGGCGGTGCAGGTGACGACGCAGGTGTCCGCGAAGACGTTGGACTCGATCGGCTTCGGCCCGGATCAGTACAACGTCGACCAGACCCTTGCGTGGTTGCGTGAGGTGTCTGACCGGTCGGCGAAGTCCATCAACGCGACGACGAAGGCGCAGGTCGACGCGGCGCTTGAGTCGGACGACCCTGACGCTTCGGTGGCTGACGTGTTCGACACCGCTGAGGGTTCCCGGGCGACGCAGATCGCGGTTGGCGCGGTGACGATGCTGTCGGCGTTCGCGACGACGGAGGCGGCCAAGCAGGTCGCCGGGGACGTCGCCACGAAGACGTGGATAACCGGCCCGAACGCCCGACCGGCGCACGCCGCGCTAAACGGCGAAACGGTCCCACTGTCGGAGAACTTCAGCAACGGGGCTGCGTGGCCCGGCGACGGGGCGAACCTCGGCGCGGACGATCTCGCGGGATGCAACTGCGAGCTCCAAATCGACATCCCGTAGGAGGGGTCGTGAAGATCAAGAACCAGGCCGTGAAGGTCAAGGCCGGGCCTGACGACGGCCTGCTCGAGGGTCAGTTCCAGGCGTACGCCTCAGTGTTCGGCAACAAGGACTCGTACGGCGACGTCGTCGTCAAGGGCGCGTTCGCTGAGAACCTGAAGGAGTGGGAGGCGTCGGGTTCGCCGATCCCCCTGCTGTTCGGGCACAACATGTCCGACCCGGACTACAACATCGGGCATGTCGTGAAGGCTGTTGAGGATGACCACGGCCTGCTCGTGACCGCGCAGCTTGACCTTGAGTCGCCGAAGGCGGCGCAGACGTACCGGCTCCTGAAGGGGCGCCGCATCAACCAGATGTCCTTCGCGTATGACGTGCTCGACGGCGCGTACGCGAAGTCGGATGAGTTGGGCGAGTACTACGAGCTGCGGAAGCTGAAGGCGTACGAGGTGTCTGTCGTGCCGATCGGCGCGAATCAGGAGACCGAAGTCCTCGCGGTGAAGGCTGCGTGTGACGCGCTGGTCGCTGAGAAGGCTGGGCGTGTCATCAGCGCCAAGAACGAGACTGCGTTGCGCGATGCGCGTGACGCCATTGACTCCGTGCTCGCCACCCTTGGCGACGACACGGCGAAAGACCAGGCGAAGGCCAACGTGGACCAGCCGGCCAAGGACGAGGAGCCCGCAGGGGCCAAGTCCGAGGAGCCCGCAGGCGCAGCGTCCGTCGATGACGTCCTGGCGGCAACCATCAGAATCCAGTCCCTGAAGGGGGATAGCGCATGAA